TTAGAGCTGTGATTGGATCGATCATTTCCTCTTCTCCCACTTGATGCAGACAACCCTCCGATTGTAGACATCACCGGTCCATGTCCACCTGGTGCATCTATATTCGGCAGCTGCTAATAGGACCAAAGCATAGATCATGGCCAATACATAACGATGACATAAGTTGACCAAATGATGGTCGCCACCAAGATGGCCGCAGCAATGAATGCCACGGCCCAGTCTCTCATAGCCCGAAAATCTTCTTGACGAATTCGGCAGCCACACCTGGTCCAAGCAAAACGGCCAAGATCACCGCATAAAGCAGATATTCAATCTTGGTCATGCGCCTGTCGCCATCCTTCATTGATGAAGCAATAGCACTGTAGCGCTCGGCACAGATGGCCTCATGCACTGCCAGCCTTTTGTCAACTTCTGCTTCCATGATTTATTACCAAGGAGTTCCGCTGGCCTTAACAGGATTCTTCAGCAAAGCAATCTGAGCCGCCAAAGAAGCCTCTGTAGCTTCCTTGTCAACAGATTCCCACACCCAGTTAAGGACTGTGGCTTCTGTTAGGTTTGCATAAGGTACGGCAGGAGTGCCTTCAGCCCATGAGACTGTTGCGTAAGCAGAGGCAGAGTGTTCTCCGTCTACTGCGTAAGCATACCAATGTGCTGTGGTTACAAAACCATCAGATATGTTGCGATCAAGATTTACGATAGACCAAGTAGTAGTCATGATGTTTCCTTTTTAAAGATTAGCGGCATCCAAACGTGCCTTGAGTGATTCAATGATTGCTTGTTGTTCTTTGATTGCGGCAACTAACAAAGGGATTGTGTCTGTGTATTGCAAAAGCAGTTCGCCGTCTTTGTTTTCTACAACAGCTTCTGGCAAAACGGCCTGTACATCTTGAGCAATCAGCATTGCCCTGCGGATGCCATCTTCTTCTGTTTTGTATTTTCCAATTACTGCACGAAGGCTGGACACTTTTGTCGCCGCATCAGTAATGGGCTCAATAATGTCTTTTTTACGCTCGTCTGACAAAGAAGCCCATGATGTTGCACCATTAGTCAATGTCACACCATTGGTGTTTGAGATTACATCAGCAGTCACGCCAGAAGCAGTTTGCCAGCGAAATGATAGCGCATCTGTATTAAGATAAAAATAATTTTTTACTGTACCACTTTTAGCAAATGTAATTCCACTTTCACCTGCGGTGTTTATGTCAAGTCCATCAACACCACCAGACAGTTTACTCGTAGTCCCCACCAGCAAGTCACCGTTTTGTGTGAGGGTTATCAACTCAGTTGTGTAGTTGCTAAAAGTAAAATTACCGCCTGATGAGGTGTTGTAAAGCAACCAATCAGCAAACTTTAAAGAATACGAAGTGCCTCGACCGCCTGCAATTGCCGCAGAACCATTAACAACCAATCTGTCTGATCCAGTCGTAGTACCAACCAGCAAGTTACCGCTTGTGTCTATACGGGCACTTTCTGAACCATTGCTTGCGCTAAAAACCATTACATTGGATTGAAAACCTAATTGTTTATATGAACCTCTTGCGTTGTTAAGACTTACTAATCTAGTATTTGTTGAATCTGAATAAATGCCAAGCGTATTGTCATTTGTTGTGTCATCAAATAAAGCACGATAACCATTTCCTGTTGATGAAACATTTAATTTTGCCGCAGGGCTACTTGTACCAATACCCAAGTTACCGCTTGTGTCTATACGGGCACGTTCTGTGTCGTTAGTTTGGAACACCATTGAACTGTTAGTGCGAGTACCAAACTTACCTAAACCACCTTCAGCTTTGATAACAGCTTTCAAGCCATCGGAAGCACCATCCCAAACACCAAACTCGTTGTAGTCGCTATCAACACCATTGCGGATGATGAACGATTGCTGTGAGCCTTTAAAGGTTGCGATGTTTCCTGACGATGTTGTAGTTCCAACTAACAAACGCCCACTAGCATCCAACCTCATAGACTCTACACCGCCTTCAGCAAAAGCAATCGTGTCAGCCGCAGGGAAGAAGATACCTGTGTTTGTGTCGCCATCATTTGTGATAGATGGTGTTGATGCAGAGCCATCTGCAAATTCAACAGTTGCAGAGCCAGTCACACTTAAAGTACCAGCAACACTTAAAGTTTTACCAGCACCAACATTTAGGCCAACACTTGTGCCAGTGCCTGCGGCAGCAAAGACAGCATCAACACTGTCCAAGTCGGTATTGATCTTTGTACCCCAGGTGTCGGTGGATGCACCAACTTCTGGTTTGGTCAGTAATAGATTTGTGGTGGTTGAATCTGCCATTTTTTACCCCTATGCGGCTATTTGCCAAGTCTCGCTATTATCCGCAATTGCTGTCCAACTTTCACTGCTGTCACTAATTGCGGCCCATGTTTCTGATGTGTCTGTGATCGGTGTCCATGTCTCTGCATTGTCAGAGATTGCATTCCATGTCTCTGCCGTGTCACTCTCTGCCACCCATTTTAGATTGCCAGCAATCGTCATAGATGACTGGCAAGTGAAATTGATTGGAGTGCTTTGTCTTCTCTGGCCGTTGACACTCATGCCAGACTCAGCCGCAATCAGCACAGACTGATTCACGATCACGCTGGTGGCCACAGTCATTGTGGCAAAGTCTTCAATCAGGATTTGAATCAGTGGGACCCTGACAGCAGCCACAGACATGGTGCTGACATCGACCGAGGCAAATGCACCGATGGCCACTCTGGTGGCCGCCAGGCTCGCGCTAGATGTGGCCGCAAATGTTGATTTGCCTATGGCATAGCGCAAAGCGCTTGCAGACATGCTGCTGGTGCTAGATATCGTGGCCGAGGCATCGGCAACTATTTGCGCAGCAGCTGTTGCACTGCTAGACGCTGAAACCGAGAATGATGCTGTCTTGACCACATTGGCGCTGACAGTCTCTGAGCTGGAAGCAGAAACAGAAAACGCGCCTATGCAGACGCGCCTTGCATTGATTGCAGCCGTGCTGGTGGCTGCAAGTGTGGCTGCTCCAAGGCTTACGCCATAGGAGTAATTGCCTCCACCATACGGGCCAAGACCATAGGCTGCCATGTCATGTCAATGTGACATCAAGATCACCAGCTGGGATTCGCAGCACATCGCCATCATTGATGGTGCGAGCTGTGGTCAGTGCTGCCCAGGCTAATAGATTGCCGCCAGTGCTTGCATCAAAAATGCCAGCCCAGCCAATTGATCCCCAATTGCCGCCGCTGGCAGCTGCAAACTCGATGGCCGCTGCATTGGTGGCGTTGGTGGGGCTTGTGCCAGAGATCGTGATTGTGCCAGTGGCCACTCGCGCATAGGCGTTGCCAGACACCTCAGTGCCGCCGCCAGTGTCACTTGGCGCAGCCGTGAAGAGGCCAATGTACCAAGCCGTGGGGCGTGTGGCGCTGCTGGTTGTCAGCAGCCAGGTTAAAACTAGGTTTTCGGTGTAGTCGGTAAAAGATGACATGTCCAGTCCTTATCCAAAAGTCTTTGCACGGGTAAGCAATGCACCACCAGAAGACGCACCGCGATCATCGGCAGTTTGCAATTCACTCATTGCACGATCATATAGCGATGACCACACTTGGATTCTCGCATCATCTTGCAAGTATGGAGCAGCTTGCAGCAGCGCTCCATACAGATAAATGTCGGGGCTTGATGCCAAAAGCCAGTTGGTGGTCACACTGTTTGATAACTTTGTCAACTTTGCGTAATAGGTCAGCTCGGTTGTATATGTGGCGTCTGGCACTGGGACCAATCTAAACTGGCCACCGACCACACCAAAGAATCTTGGCTTGCCGCTGCCAGTGTATTCAGATGCCTTATTGTCAAGGGCATCAATGCTCAAAAATTCCAATGGGGTCTGTGGGTTTGTGCTTGTCAGCTTCAGAGATTTTGTTTCCAAAAAGTCAGCAGGCACAGCGCCATATTGCGCGTCAAAAGACGCATTGGCCCTGACAATCATCTGCCTGGTGCGCAGCGTTCTTTCAACTTGCGCCTCGGCCAGAGAGATAAAGTCAGGAATGGCATTTGTCAGGTCTGACCGATTAAGCCAATCACCAATGGATGTCTTCAGTTCTGCATAGGTGCTAAGTGCCATTTTTCGCCTCTTTTTCCATCTCTTCTTTCACAATCCAAGTGTGAGGGTGGCCAAACTCAAAGGTCCCAATGTGACCAATTTCGTGCGAGACATCATGGTCGATGTAGACCTTAAAGCCAAGCTCTCTGGCTTTTCTACAAAAGAACACATCCTCACCCATGTAGCCCCGTGTGGTCTGCCACGGCATATCAAACCATGGCTCGCTCATGCCCTCAAACACCCTGCGCTTGATCAGCATTATGCCAGTGCCAATGCTTCCCA